CAGATTCCGTGACCGCATCTTCCTGCCGTTCGTCATCGAGGGAGCGATCTGGATGACGGGCAAGATGCTTGAGCGCATGACCGCGCCCCATTCCGTGAAATGATGACGCTTGGCAGTCTGTTTGACGGGAGCGGGGGATTCACACTCGGTGCAATTCTTGCGGGGATAGAGCCGAAGTGGGCATCGGAAGTTGAGCCGTTCCCGATTCGCGTCACTACGAAGCGGCTGCCCTCCGTCAAACATCTTGGAGACATCCATCGGATTCACGGGGATGAGATCGAGCCTGTGGACATCATCACGTTCGGCTCGCCCTGTACGAATCTCAGCATCGCGGGACGGAGGGAGGGACTGCATGGGCAGGAGTCCATACTGTTCTTCGAGGCCATTCGTATCGTTCGGGAAATGAGGTGTGCAACACATGGGAAATATCCGAGATTCATCGTGTGGGAGAATGTCGCGGGAGCATTCTCGAGTTCTGGGGGGCGTGACTTCCAATCCGTCCTTACGGAGATCGTCCGCATCAAAGAGCCGAAAGCACCCGAGGTGCCTTTGCCTCAAAAAGGTGGATGGGCATACGCCGACATTCTCATGGGAGACGGATGGAGCGTTGCTTACCGGCTCATGGACGCACAGGGCTGGGGAGTTCCACAGCGTCGGCGCAGAATCTACCTTGTCGCAGATTTTGGA